CATTATAAATTGCGGCAGATCCTGGTTTCCAGAATCCAGTGGGAATATTTAATCCACTTCCCAATATTGGATTGAATACATCTAAAGAACCTGTTTGAATACTTTGAAATGCCATAATAAACTCCTATTTGCAGGTCTCTGCAATGTCTGAAATTAAATTTGCCACTGGACCTGGGAGAAATGTTCCCAACAATCCAGACAGTGGAGAACCTTGAATAATGTCAGCACATAATAATCTCAAATATCCTTTCGAGTTCAGTGTAATACTATCGGCAGAAACCACACAGATTTTCCCACCAGAAAGATTGAGTTGATCATCAGCTTTAATTGTGATGTGATCGTTTGCCTTTATCAAGATGGATCCATCATTTCCATCACCAATAGTCTCAACATATAAATTTTTCGCTATTATCTTTACATTCCCATTTGGGGCAGATAAAACTAAGTCACCGTTCTCACAGACAATTGATTTTGCAATTTGTTCAGATGGTCCTTCCTTATTATCTTGCTCGACCAACCCCAACCCACAAATTTCATGATCAGAACCTTGAACTCTCGTCTGTTTATTGCCATCAAGAGTTTGAATTTCCGTATAGTTATTCTTTAAGACCTTAACATAATTTGTGTTGAGGTCTTCACTAACTTTATCCTTTTCTCCAACGGGGCCTAGGTGCTCCATGCCCCATTCATTACTGTAAATTATTTGTTCTGGTAAATGTGGCATCTTAGGTTATACAATCAACGATACGAATAACATCTCTTCTGGTAAATTCTTGTTTTTCTGTGATGAGTTTTCTACCTCTGAGTGTCGTGATAAGACCTTCCCTATTATTAGTAGATATTTCTGCTTTAATCTCAGAATCTAAGTCAACGGAAATAAGTTCTCCATCTCCAACATCTCCAACATCATCAAATTCATTAATAGGAATAAATGTGAGTATTGGTTGAATTACTGCACCAAGACCAGTATCACTATTTATCGTGATTTCTGGATATCCTTGAATTCCACATACTGGTTCTGCCAGTTCAATTGCTATAATTTGACCATCCTCTGTCAATTTGACTGATGCATTAAGATTGGGAACATCAGGATCAATCTCAATACTGTCATTTATAGTATATCCAATACCAGTGTCTAAAATTCTAAATCCATACAGACAAACAACATAATCATTTCTTGGAATTTCTCCTATTTGATCTGATGGTGGATCAAACTCTGTTCTTCCGTCATTCGGTGGAGATGCTGTAGGATTTCTAATTACAACATCAATAACCTCCCCAGCATCATTAATAACAGTGTATCCACTTAAAAATGTTGATTCACAACTATCCTCAAAAGTTACAAATGGTGGTCTTGAATAACCCATACCACCATATCTTAAATTAACACCAATAGTTTTCCCAATATTATCGACTACTGCCTCACCAACTGCACCTGCTCCACCTCCACCAAAAAATGTTACTTTAGGAGCTCCACATCTAAATGCTTGAGTATTACAGGTCGTAATCTCTGATGATGTGGATCCAACAGAGTCACCCAATTTTGAACCAAATATTTCAATACCATCAATATAATCAGTTGCACTAGCAATAATACTTTCTGCAGTTGGAGTTTGTCTTCCACCAAGAGGGGCAAGGAACCCACCAAAATCATCAATTTGTTGTTGAGAAGGGCCTGCCCAAGGGCTCGCCTTAAACTTAGTAATTTCTGGGCAATTTGGTGCTGCACACAAGAAGTTTTCCAATCCGATAATGTAGTCAAGTGCCTGGAAAACATTACCAACAATTTTACCAACACCACCTAGTAAGTTGTTAATCTCTTTTAATACGGGACCAACTGCGCTGTCAACAATTGCAGCAACATTATTGATCAATGCATTTGTAAATTGTTGTGCTGCACAGAAAGGAACATTAACAACTTTTCCGATCAGTTCAAATAAGAAGTCTCCAACTAAATTTACCAATCCTTTTATAACATCTTTAAACTTGCAAAAGATGTTATCAATAACTTGCTGAATAATTGTATTTTTAATTGATTTTGCAACTGCAGGAAGAAGTAGGTCAATAAGATCTTCAATGCCTCTACGAATTTTATCTAATAAAAAGTCGCGTAGTCTAGTAATCAAAGTTTTCAAAACAGCACCAATAATTTGTGATGTGCTACGAATTAAATTGGTTATATTTTGGATCTTATTTATTGTTCCATTAACATATAAGTCTGCATATTTTCTAATTCCCTTTAAGGTAGTGAAAAAATTATGTAATGCTATTTGAATTTTTCCTAATTGAGTTTTAGCGCAAGGATCGGGAAGTGGTTTGTCTCTATTGCTATCTTGTATTGCGGCATTAACACCAGCAGTATATCTTGCCTTTTCGTTCTCTGGGGCGTCAGTATGATTCATCCCCTTTTCGGTTTCCCGAGCAAGAGATTCTAATAATTTTTCATGTAAATCGTTATGTGGCATTAATAATTACCCCCTTGTCATTATTTATTGACCTAATACTACTCTTCTCTGTTCTGCCGCTATTTCTGCTGCTCTCTCTGGAGTTTCTCCTAATTTTTCAAGACCTCTTTGATACTCAGTTTTCCCATCTTCGCCAATGATAGCATACTGAGCATTACCACTAAATCTCACACTAGGAGGAACATCGGCATTTGGATTATTTGGATCTGGTTCAGGATCTTTAACTGCTTCTTTTATTTCTTCTTTTGTTGGTTGGGCAGGAGAACTTGGGTTACTTCCACCTTTAACTTCACCAACATTTGGAGTTCTACCACCGTTATATCTACCGACTCTTTTTCCGAGAGTTGTGCCATTTTCACATCGTAGTATTTCATAATAATTCTCATTATTACCAAGAACTTGAGTAATAACAGGAATCTGACAATCTTCATCCATAAAAAATCCAATAACCCATTCACCACCCCATATTCCAGTTGATTGGGCATTGCGATTTCCATTTGTGGTTGGTTTTGCAACAATTGCCCATGGAAGATTTTCATCAGTTACTGCAACTTCTTCTCCCGGAAATGACATTGGATGCATTCCAGGTATCCTAACCTTTACTCTATCACCATGAACATCTTCCCAAATTCTTGGTTTAGAATGTTGGTTTTGGTAGGGAGGAATTTGACCCAGAAACCATTTATTGGTGTTAAGTGCATATCCAGTATTACTAGTTGCCATTTTTAATTCTCTTTGACGTATTTTCCGTAAGTATCACGAACAATGGTCATCGCCGTATAATTTCTATTAGGTTCAAAATGATGACACAAATCCAATATTAAATATTTACCACTTTGAACGGGATCTGCAATACCTTGTTCCTTTTCACTTCTAGTTATAACTTCAAAGTCACAATCAATAACATCACCTGCATTTAAATTTGGGTTCAAAGGAACTTGAATTTTTCCAACCTGAGTGAATAATAAGTTATATCTCATTTGAACTTTTCCCTGCCATTGCTGTGGTTTAGAACTGACAGTTTCTTTTATACTTGGGGAAAGAGTTCCAACATCTTTAATACTGTATAATGTTCGTGTATACTGATTATTATCTTTCTTCACAACTTCCCTTTTCCCCAAGGAAGTTATCAATTCCTTATCTCCAAGAACAAATGAAACTTCTTCCTCCTTAAATGTTTTTGGATTCCAAAGAATTGTTCTGTTGGAGTAAACTCCAGACTTCAGTGCATTAATTAAATTTTGATTTTTGTTTATTGAAAACAAGTTGATTTGAAAAGAATTATCATTATTTGCCGATGATTTATTACGTTCATTCTTGACATAAGGTTTTCCTTTATTTACTGGTTGTTGTGATATGAGATTGTCAATTGATCTAAATTGATGACCATTTTTTGTCTCATAGAAAAAGAATCCAGGATTTCCTTTTATTGGTATTGATTTTGATGCTAACATAATCAAAATATCAAATGGTGATTTATTATTACCAATGAACGGATAAGTATTTGAAGTTTCATCAATAAAGATTTTGCTTGGATTCAATCCAAGAATATTTTTCATAATTAATCCAACAGAATTTGATATCTTATCTTTATACGTTTTATTTACAACAGATTCTTGATTTTTAATTGCTGATTTTGAAACCAGACTCAAGTAGACAGGTTCTACATTACTCTGTTTGTCTGGTGAATTGCATCCATTAACATAAAGTGGTGTATTTGAAAAATCTAGTGATCCTAATTCTGAAGAAATTTTAAATCTAATTTCCTCAGTTCCATCTCCAGTTAGGGGCAATGCATTGTATATTGTTCCAAATCTTTCCTGTTTGTCATATTCAGAATCATATTGAACAGATCCGCCAGTATCTACAAATTCTAAAATTGCCGTTATGTTGGGGGATAATAGACTTTCATAATAATCAAAACCAGTGACCTTTCCCTGTATTTTATATTCCTTATCACCCTTTTTGATGGTGAATAGTTGATAATGTGCTGATTCTATTGGATTTGCCATTTAATTTACATACTCCATATGGGAGGAAGTTTTGATGATGGGGATATTGATGCTTGTCGAACTCTTCGAGGAATTGGAGAGTATATGTAAGATGTTCTTATTGTATTTACAGGTTGAATAGAAATATTTACCATTTCTTCTTCATCATCCATATCCTCATACATTGGTTGATTAATAGTATCTAGTTTATTTTTATCAATTAACGGAGAGAACATAGAAAGTGATCCACCTTCACCTTTAGGAGCTTCATCAGTTATCCATTTCTTCCAATTTTGATCGGGATTTGGTGGTGGTGGATCACTTTTATTCCGTTGATTTCCATAATGATAAAAGTTTCCTCTTGGAGAAAACTTAACATCACCAGAACCCATATTTTTGTATTGACTAGTTCCTTTAAAAGAATCTCTACCATTCAATTTTTTTAGTGCATCTGCTATTTTTCCTTGATTTTCTTTTAAACTTTGAGCAAGTGCTGGTTCATATCTTGCCTTTCCAGTGTATACTGCTTCATATTGATTTCTTTGCCTTCCAACATCTCTAATATTATTTGGCCATCCCGGATGGGCAACACGAGTTAATACATTTGCGGCAACACCATATTCATCATCTGTTCCTCTTTGTGCTTCACCACTAACAATATATGCAAGCTCTTTCCAATCATCATCAGTAAGACCTTTTAATCCACCTTCTGGAACTAAGGTTGATATGTTTCCGGCAGGTACGTCACCATCATCTTCATCATCACCCTCATAGGATCTTCTTTCTTCAGAAGTCCACTGCCTTTCAGTGAATTTTTTAGTTTCCTGATTGTAAAATCCTTCTTTACCACCCTGTTTGGCGAGAACTATATTTTTACTTTTTTTAGATCCTAAATTAAATGCATTTAGTAATTTTTTTATTAGTGGTTTTAAAGGTCCAGTTTTATCTAACATTTTATCAACCAATCCACCTTTTTTATTCAATTTGTTAAATCCATCATTAACTCTTTTTTTATCCGCATCATAATCAGATTTATCAATCTCTCCACTCAAGAATGCTAAAATTAACCTAAAAGTACTTTGAATAGGGGCAAAGAAGCTTGTTATACCATCTACTATTTCCTTACCTTTTTTGATTATCGCTGGCAGTGCATTAACGATTATGCCAGCAAGCATTAATCCTATAAACTCGAAGAGTTTATCAAATATATTTCCACCACCCTCACCATCAGAAGGTCTGACTGTATTTTTAATATTATCCAGAGAAGAAACTAGTGGAGATTCTAGTCTGTTTTCTTTCGATTGTAACTTCCTCTTTCTTTCTGCACGATTTTCAAATCTTGCTATTGAAGAAGTTAAGTTTACCTGCCTCTTATTAAAATTAATCAGGGAACTATGAATGTTATTTACATTCAACTTTATTGATTTAAGTTCTCTAGCAGTTACTCTATTCATCTATCTACACCTGAAATGGAATTACCTGCATTTGAATAGTATCATATGGTTGAATATAAACATAATTATGAACATTACTGGTCGTTTGCGGTTCTGATAATTCACGTATTTGTGCAACTTTTTCATTTGATGGCATTGATCCCTTAATTAAATCAATTCCTCCACCAGTACCACTGGTAGAGGGTAAAATATTTCCAAGTTTTACATGTTTTGCCATTCGATATAATAGTGCTTTATTTCTTGCTCCACCATATCGCGTTCCATTATAATTAGTATCAATTTCATAGTGTAAGTGTGGCCCTGTAGATGAACCACGACCAGGATCTCCTGCGCCACCACCAGTTAAACCAAGAACCTCATTTTCTTTAAAACTTTCACCTGTTTTCTTAAATCTTTTAGTTAGGTGAGCAAATCTAAATTGAACATTGAGAGCAGGAACCCATGCATCAATCATGTTTCCATATCCACCATGTAGTGCGGAGAATATTACCTTTCCAGAATGACTTAGAGCCAATGCTGTTCCTGTTGGGGTTCCAACGTCAATTCCTCCATGCAGACTTCCCCATCTTCTACCATAATGACTTGTAATTGGATAACCAGAAATACTATGTGCATCAGTCGATCCAGCACTCTCAACATCTCCACCTCCACCTTCAGTGTCTCCGGGTGCTCCACTATCACCAAGTCTTGTTCCATACATCGTTTCTCTTTCTTCTGAAGTCCACTCTCTTTCAGTGAATTCACCAGTCTCTTTATTTAAAAATCCCTCTTTACCATCTTTTTTGGCAAGAACAGTATTTTTCCCTCCAACATTCTTTCTCAAATTTCCAATCAATGGTTTCAGTTGTTTGACCAGACCTTCAAGCGGACCCAATTTTTCTGCCATTTGATCGATTAAACCGCCATCTGCATCAAATGACTTAAGAGCATTATCAACTCTTTTTCTATCAGCATCATATTCTTTTCGATCCAATTCACCTGTAAAAAATCCCTTTATTAAATTAAATCCACTTTGAATTGGAGTTAAGAAGTTAACTATATTATCGATAATTTCTTGAACTTTTTCTACGATTGCGGGTAATGCATTTACAATAATGCCAAAAACAACTATACCAATAAATTCTAACAATTTGTCTAAAACATTACCTTCAGAGGAAGTAGAATCTTTAATATTTTTTATCGAATCTCCAAAGGGTGAAGTTTTCAATTTTCTCTCTTTCAGTTTTAATTTATCTCTGCTGACCTGAGAAGCTAAAAGTCTTTTATTTTGATTTTGAATTTTAGATTTATTCTTGTTATAATTCACCAAAAAATTATGTATATTAGTTACATTCGTCTTCAGTTGTTCAACCTGAGACCCAGAAGGTTTTGTTGTCGCACTGATGGATTTAGAAATAGATTTGGGTGATGATTGATCTTGCTCTGAAGATTGTTGTTTAAGTGCATTTACTTCAGAATCTCCGCTTGATAGTATCTCTGAAGATTTTTTAGATGCTTTTTTACCCTTTATCTTATTCTTATCTTTATCTGTTTTCTTTTCGGCAGTCAGTTTTTCCTTTACTTTATTTTTAGCGAAAGATTTTGTTCTATTTGCTGCAACTCTTCCACCTGCTCTCGCAAGACCACTACCTGCTCTTCCAAGACTTCCTCCGACTCTTGCTAATCCAGCCAACAATTGAACTGCCATTTCTCTATACTGTTATGCCATATAAAGATGGAGATAATTGACGATATGGATCTACCGAATTTACACTGGAAACTTCATTGACTTCTGTTGCTGAACCAGTTGGCAATTTAACTTCTGGTGGTGGTAATTGATTTGTAATCATTGGGAGTGTTTGAATATTAACACCTCCCCTACCTCTTTTTCTGGAAGTGAGATTTCTGTAAACTTCTCTTGTTTTTTGATTGCTTAGAATAGTTCCATCAATATTTGGAACAAATAACTCAGCAGTATCTAAACCACGTTGATCACCAACAATGTAGGGCATTCCTGCTTTTACAGGGCCACCCATCTTTCTCTTTTCGGGTGCAGATGCTTTTGGTTGACCAACTTCTGGAACTATATTAAATATTTTTTCCTCATATTTTTTTCTAATATCCCCTTCTATTTTTGCCCTACTCATTTCTGGTTGACCACTCATAGTTACACCCTTAATGGTTGGTTCAGAAGATTCTATTTTTGCAGTTTCTAATTTGATTTCATTATTCATCTCATCTCTCATATCATTTAGTTGCTTCCTCTTCATTTTTACTTCTTCTGCGATTTTCAGCTTTTCTGGATCTGTAGGATCAGAATATGTGAAACTTCTTCCTCTCCTACTTTTACTTCTTTCTTTACCCGCATTAGGACCACGTACAACTAGTCCGGCATCCTCCATTTTTTTATCCAAGACATCATGTGCTGCATTAAATTTCTGACCACCTGTAATTCCACCTCTAGCTGCTTTAAATAAACTTTCACCAGCTTTATAAAGAAGAACACCAGCACCAACAATCAACATTGCTTTCCAGAACAAAGGATTGAGTAATAATGCTAAAAGTGGCATCATTGCTAATTTAATTATAGCAACAGCCGATCCAATTACTCCGATCACACTTCCGATTGCACCAACTAAAGGTATGAGTGCCAGAGCACCAATACCAGCAGCAACCCACTTCCAGTGATCTTTAATCCAACTAAACCAACTCTCTACTTTTTTTCTATTTTCTTCATTTTTCAACCATTCAAATACTGCATTTGCTGCAATACCGAGAACCATGGTTCCAAGGAAATCCATAATTTTACCAAAGATTCCTTTAACTGGAGTAACAACTTCGTCTGCATTTTTTGCTACAGATTCTCCAAGTCTTTTTGAGGATTTTTCTAATTGACTTTCTTCTCTCTGAAGTTTTCTTCGAGACTGTGCTCTTTTTAAATTATCTTGTTTTTTTCTTTGATCACCTTCTCTTGAGGCAAATGCCTTTGCCAATTCACTTTGAATTTTTATAAGAAGTTTGTTAGTTTCTATTAGTGTTTTCTCTAGGTTATCTTGACTGCTTCCTGGAAGTTTTTTTCCAATATCACTTTTTTGATTTTTCAAAATATTTTTAATTCTGGTGATTTTTTCACCATCATTTGCAATATTTTTTTCAATCCCCACTAATTTTTTCTCTAAAACACCAATACGAATTACTGCCTTTCTAACATGACCCGTTAACTTACTAATCGTTCCATGAATTTTTTTGAAAGATTCATTAGATCCACCCTCTTTCCCAAAGACTGCAGAAGAAACATTCTGCACATTCATTTTTGGTTTCGAAGGTTTTTGAGGTTTATCCTTCTCAACCATTTCAGCAAACATTTTTTTATACTCTTCATCACCGGGGAACTTCTTGGTTCCTTGATCAGTTCTTCCAGTAACTTTTTTAGCCATTCTGTTGCTGTGCCTTTAGGTTTTCTTCCTCAATATATTGTTGGAGAAGAGCAAGATATACTTCTCTTTCCCAAGGAATCATATTTTCTAACTCTGTTAATGAATATTTATGGTGCTGTAGGAGAGCAAAGTTAATCTTGTAGTATGACTCAAGATTAGTGTGAGCCATACCTAACTGAAAAAACTTGCAAGACCCTCAAGAACTACTTCAGATTCTACACCAGTCTTTGGATTCCTCACCATAATTGTATGAGAAAGTTTTGGCATTGTAGTAAAGAATTTCTCAATCTCTTTAAATTGTTTTGTATTCAATTGTTCAATAAATTCATCAAGTTCTTTCTTTGAATAGTCAGATGCTTCCCAACTTTCTTCCTGACTATAAATCATTTCAACGCATGATGTAATCATAGACAGTGATTGACCAACTTCACTTAATCCATCTGTCGTTTCAAAATTGCTCTCAACAAATTGTTCCAATGAAGGATACCTAAGTTTCATCGAAAGGTCATCATCAAGTTTGATGATGTTCTTATGACCTCTTGTTTTTTGAACTTTAATAGTATCAATATCTATTGAAATCTCCACTTGAGTTTCGCCATCATCGGGGCAAGTTACATTAACTTCTACAGTCTCTCCAACAGACTTGGCGCGAACATTCAAGAAAAGATACTCAATATCAAAAGTTGCAAGAGACTCTACTTTGACATCTTTTGAAATAATGCAATCGGAAAGAATTTGAACAATGGCATTGGTAATCTCTGTCATATTTTCAGATTCCATTGCCATGATCAGAATCTTTTCTTCTCTCACAAGAAAAGGTCTATATCTAATTTTCTTTCCTGTCGAAGGCAACGTCATTTCATACGTTGGCGTATTAATCTTAGGTAAAGGCATAGTATGCGATACAATTCAGGTATGATTATTTAGAGATAATTTAATTAAAAAAATAAATCGGGACGATCTCTAAATCTTTCTCTATCTGCCTGATTTCTTTCTATCTGTTCTCTTTTTGCTTCTCTTCGTTGTTGTGCTTCTAATTTTGCTGCTTCTTGTCTAGAAATATTTGCCTCAGGTGATCTAGGATCTACAGTTGGTGCTGCTGGTGCTGGTGCTGCTGGCGATGAAGATAATGAATTTTTCTTTGCCAAATCTCTTAATGTTTGCTCTGCCGAATCAAACGTTCTATTCTCTCCTCTAGTTGCATCGGGATCAAATTCAGATATGGATCCTGCACTAATTTGTTTTACAGGGTTCATAATATATCTGTCATAATTAAAACTAACACTAACTCTAAGAATATCGGCAGGACCATAAGAAACTGGAACAGCAGTTATCAATTTTGGGAATGCATTGACAAAAACATAATCTAATCGTGATGATCCATCTCTTTCAAATTTAGTAATTGACATTGTTTGACACTTATAGTCATCAGGATATCTCATCCTACGATAATAATTTGTAGAGTAAGGATCTGCACTACTTGCACTAGAGATAAATTCAATCCAACTTTCAAAAAACCTTATATTATCATAATCATGATCCACATAAAATGTAAAGTCAATATCAGCATATAACCTAGTGTGTGCAAATTCTTGAGGAACTCCCATAAAATTATCCTTTACCTCTGCTGTAGCAAGAGTAGATCCTGGTAAAGATGCTTCTGAGCAAAGAATTCCAGAATTTCTAGAAATAAAATTAGTTTTTATTCCTCTACCATTTATATACTTTAGAAGATCTTGATTTCCACCAACAGTTGTAAGACTTGAAAAATTGACAAGA